TGTGATCCCCCGGTTGAATAAGTCGGGGGTTTTTTGTATCTTTGCTCTATGTTAGAAGTAGAAGGTAAAACATTTCATAAGTTTGTAGAGATAAAGAACTATAGAACTAGTTTATATCTTAACTATTGCGATATAAATCAAAAAGATAGAAATGTTTTAGGTTTGTATGTTATAACAAAAAAGAAAGATATGTTCTTTTCTGATGTTCAGATCTACACTGAAGATGCCTTTGTTGAGCATTTCGGAAATCCATTTGCGTCAGTACATTTTGATAGAGAAAGATTGTTTATTGAAGAAGGTGATGATAAAATATCAATTAAATACCAAGTTCAAATAAAAGATAGAAAAGTGGGTGGTAGGTTCTTCACAGAAAGAAAGAATACACACTATCTCACATTCAATTTCAAAAAGAAAATGTTTTACTCAGGAACATTTTCAACCAAAAAGAAAAAAGTTATCGGAAAAAGTATGAAAGTTAACCCAACATACTTTGCAATCGAAACTTTCTTAAGAAACATTAGAATTGATAATAGTGTCGCTGTGGACCAGTATCTTTATTTTTTCTTGGAAAAGATTTGGGATAGAATGGGAATTGAAAACCCACAAAATTTTCAGTGGGACTGTATGAGATCTTTTTACAGTCTGACTTATTATTTGGTTAATGACATCAAAATCCCAAACGAATGGAAAAAATTTACTGGAATATTCTTTTCTAAAAAAGAATTACAAAAAACCAATATGAATTTGGTCGATGCCGCAATGGACAAACTAAAACTCAAAGGATCTAAAGTTAAACAGATTTTTAATGAAATGCCTTGGGTTGATTTTGATAGATTGTATATGACCTATAATTTATTGGGTATTGATAGATTTAACAAAATTGAAAACAAAGTTTTTGATGAACACTATAGTAAAGACGAATATAGCGTGAAGAGTTTGGAGATGAATAAAATGGGAAGGTATTATGAATGTTTCTACACAGATAAGTACAATTACCCAAACTATTATACCAGTAGAGTATTAATTCCTTTAACACCAAAAGAAAAAGATAGAATTTTAGATTTGATGCCATATTTTGATGGGTATAAATGGAGCACACTACTTGACCACTTAGATATGAAACGAGAGTTATTAAATTTAGGTGAGGATGTGAGACTAAAATTCACAAACATGAGTAGTTTTAATTTAGAACACGAGGAGTTTAGTCGTCTTTTACTATCATACAGAAAAGGTGAGATTGAAAGATTTTATGGTGATGTTGATAGTTTAGAAACACCTATCGAACATCAAGGTGAGACATATTATCCAGTACTTCTTCGTAAAACATCAGACTACGAAAAAGAATCACAACATCAACGAAATTGTGTTAGAACTTATGCAGAAAGAGCCGATTGTTTAATATTCTCAATTCGTAAAGGATCCAAAGATGGTGATGAAAGAATTACTGTTGAATACCAATACAGAAAAAATGAGATACTAAATGTCCAAGAAAGAGCAAAGTTTAATGCACTACCTTCGGATGAGTTTTCACAAGTTGCTAAAATTCAACTTGCGAACATCAACCTTATGTATAAACTAGGAACCCTCAAGTTACCAAAGTTGGTCAAAACATATCGTAGTGGTAAAGTTATTGAACAAGAATCAACATTTAGAAGTTTAGAGCACGAAGGAACCAAAGTGATTGCGATGACACCTCGATGGGATGTGTCTACACCTGAATTACAAACTTGGCAAAATGAACTTTTGGATTATAATGAAATACCTGTTGAAGACTTCAACGAGTGGCTTGATCAATTACCGTAAAAATATTATATTTGTAAAATGGAAGACAAACAGTACGAGTTACTAAACGAAATGGTCGTTAAAATTAACGAGGCAAGAACATATAATAGAATAACAGGTTTTATTACTCTTATTTGGTTATTTGAATTTTTTTATACTTTTTTTTGGACCAAAAATTTTGATGCAATGTATTGGTTTATTTGGGTTGTTTGTGTTGTCGGATGGGTACACATGAATAAAAAATATAAAGTTGCCATGGAGGAATATGAAGAATTAAGAAAAGACTATAACACAAGATATGAAGATGAAGACAATTAAAATTTTACTATTAACCTTTTTACTATTTTCCTGTGGTGGGAAAAAATATAAATACGAAATCAAAGGAAAAGTTTATGTACCAACATCGGGACTTAACCCAATGCATGATGCAATTTGGTATACTGACACAATAAATTTTGATGGAGATACGATATATTATTTCAACAGTGACGGATCAGAAGTTAGAATCCACCCACCATTTATTTTAATTGATCACACATTAGACAAATGAAAACATATAAACAACTACCCATCCCTGAAGACTCTGCTTGGAGTAGAAACACTTTATATGGTAAATTAAATTGGAGAATAAGATATTTTCTTGAAGGTGTAAAAAACATCATCAGATGGATACCAACTATCTACCACGATAGAGATTGGGATGGGGTATACATTCTAAAAATCTTACAGAAAAAAATAGAGTTCCAAAGAAAAGAACTTGTAAATGCCAATAGACATACAGAGGTTGAAAGAGACAATCGTTATATGACTTTGGCTCTTAACTTACTTGAAAGAGTTAAGGAAGAACATTATTCATTAGAGTGTATGGATTATTGGGATAATACTATAAGTTTTGAGGACGTATCAGATAACCCAAACTTAAAATCTATTGAGATTGAAACAACTGCGGAAAGATTTGACGAGTACTTAAACAAATATCCTTCTTCAGTTCGTGCTATTATTAAAGAACACGGTGAACAAGATGATAAAAAGCGTTTATGTTTATTGGTATCTTACTATAATCATAATAAAGCAAATAAACTTCTTTTCCGAGTTTTAGAGGAAAAATTGGCCCAATGGTGGGATTAAAAAATAAAATTATGCAAGACAAAAGAATCATACACGGACAATTGATGAATGAACATCGAAAATTGGCAAACGAGATTGCCGACATAAAGGCAAACAGTTACGAATTAAATGAGGAAGAAAAAAGAAAGGTTGCCGATCTACAAAGACGACAAATGATCATAATGAAACAACTTGAAAATTTGTTTAAATAGTATGAGAGTAGTTGTTACAGGAGGAGCGGGTTTTATTGGTTCGTCATTTATTAATTACTTATTGGATAATTTTGAATGTGATGTTCTTTGTATTGATAAATTAACATACGCTGGAAGTAAGAATAATATTAAACACAATGTGAAATTATTACAAAAAGATATTTGTGATGTAACTGCAGATGAACTAGGTGAGTTTGATTATATTGTTCATTTTGCGGCAGAGTCACACGTTGACAACTCAATCAGTAATGGATTACCTTTCGTGAAAACAAACGTAGAAGGAACATTTAACTTATTAGAGATCTCAAGAAAAAACAAAAACCTTAAGAAATTTATCCACATTTCAACAGATGAAGTTTATGGTGATATGGATGAACATTTTTCCATAAACCATATTGCAAAAGAAGAAGATTATCTTAAACCAAGTTCATATTATTCAGCAACAAAGGCGGCATCTGACATGTTGGTATTATCGGCTAATAGAACTTACGGGCTCCCTTACTTGATCACAAGAACTTGTAATAACTTTGGTGAACATCAATTTGAAGAAAAGTTTTTACCAACAATTGCAAGATCAATCAAAGAAGAAAAACCAATACCGGTATATGGGGATGGAAAACAAGTGAGAGAGTGGATGTATGTTTATGATAATGTTAAAGTTATTTGTGATTTCATGTTTGATGATACTGTTATAAACCAAATAATGAATATTGGAACAGGATTTAGAGTAACAAATTTAGATATAATTAATAAAATTGCATCAATCCTAAACAAAGAAGTTCAAATAAATCACGTTGAAGATAGATTAGGTCATGACAGAAAGTATGGACTATTCTCAAAAAAGATGATGTCGTTTTATCAAAACAAAGAAGAGACAATCGAGTTTAAAAACCTTTATGATTATTTAGAAGAACAATATGGAAAATAGAAGTAGACACTACGGAGACGTGGGAAAATGGATTGAAAAAGTAATTGACTCTTGTAAGACTGTTGATCAAGTTATAACAACAAGAAAATTAATTAGAAACTTTGATAAACAAATACAAAATAAACATATCGACGCTTACTGGCATACATACTATTATGAGTTAATACAACCACTTGAGTATTACCTTCAAAATAAAGGCGACGAAATCTTTAATGAAAAACTCAAATCATGACAGGATACCTAACACAAACACTTGGAGAATGGATGGTTAAAGATCAGAATGATGATAAACTCTATCCATTATGTGAAGAAACAAAAAAATGGTTACTCAAAGAAAGTACAAAAAAATTCTTGAAAGAAGATTTAGAAGTGGTTTTTGATTTTATTATCAAAGGAGAATATTGTGAAACCAAAGAACAGATGACCAAAAATTATTTTGCAAAAATTAAACGAGTAGAACACGACAGCCTATAAAGTTATGAGTGAATTTGGTATTAAGGTATCTGGATGTTTGGGTGATATTATAAATGTCACACCTTTAATAAAATATATAAGTAGATGTCACAATGTTAAGTTACACTTAGAGACAAATTTACCTAATCTTTTTATAAATAATCCATATATAAAAAAAGTTTATGATACTAATTCTGGTGAAATAATTCCTGAAAACGTTTTAATTTACGACTGCAATATCCACCAAAATAACGGGATTCAAAAACAAATAAGAAAAATGTCAATGTTCGATTATTTTTCAACTTCATTAGGATTTCAAGTTCTACCTGAAGAAAGAACATTAGAGTTTTATCCTGATCCTTTAGATTTTGAATTACCAAGTGGAAAATATGTAGTTTTAAATCCATCAATAACTTGGGAATCGAGAACTTGGCCTAAAGAAAAATGGGAGGAATTGGCTAATAAAATTTTATCTTCAGGACTTAAAGTTGTTATTGACGGTAAAGACGTAAATTATGGGGATGATAAAAAAACATTCCATAACATTAATAATGAGAATATAATAAATACTGGTAATAAGTTAAACTTATCACAACTTTGGCATTTATTGAATAATAGTTTGGCTGTTGTGACTTTAGATACGGGTATGTTACACTTTGCTGGTACTACAAATGCACATATAATTGAAGTTGGTAGTGCTATTCATCATTATTATAAGACTCCATGGAGAAATGGTAGTCAAGAATATAAACATACATTTGTTGGTGGATCTTGTAAGTTATTTTGTCAATCTGATATGAAATATAATACTAATGGATCAAATAAAATAACTGATGGGTTCCCAAGTCACGGATGTTTTGAAAATAAACCGACATTCGAATGTCAACCATCAGTAAACGGAGTATTCAACGCCGTTTTAGAATTATTAAAGTAAAAATTAAGTTATGGAAAATAGATTAGAATTACCAAATCTTTTGTCACAACTATCATTAAAAACAAAAGGGGTTGAGGTAGGATCTTTCAAAGGAGAATTTGCCGCTCACATTATAAGAAATTGGTCAGGTAAAATTTATTTAGTTGACATTTGGAGACCAATGAATGAAGATGAATATAACGACGCAACAAATAATAAATATCATATTGACGCTTATTCTAGTGTTATTGAAAATTTAAAAGGATATGAAGATAGAGCATTCATGTTACGTATGACAGGTAATGAGGCTTCTAAACTATTTTCCGATGAATCACTAGATTTTGTTTATATTGATGCCAATCACACATATGAAGCGGTAAAAGATGATTTGAAAGACTGGTATAGGAAAGTTAAATCTGGAGGATTAGTGATGGGTCATGATTATTTACCTGATTATTTTTATGAAGGTAAAGAAGAAAAAAATCAAGCAGTTTATACTTATCCTGATGGTAAACCTGAATTGGCAAAATTTTCAGGATTTTTTGGTGTCAAACCAGCAGTTGATGAGTTTGCATCAGAAAATGGTTATACTGTAAATAAAACTAATGAGTTTTTAGGAACTTGGTGGTTTATAAAAAAATAATATAATAATATGATTGAAAAAATTCCAGTTGTACTATATTGTACGGAAAATTATTTAGAAGGATCTTTAAATTTAATTAGAAGTCTAAATTTATATCACAACGATTTAACTTTCTATCTATATACCGTTAATTTTTTATACAAACCAACAATAGAAAATGTTAATAGTGTTTTTATCACTGAGGAACAAATAGATAGTAATATCCAATTTAAAGGTACTAGAAATGACATTGGAAATACAAATGTTTATAAAGCAATTTTTTTAAAAAGTAGAATTATATTACATTCATTAGAAACTTTAAAATTAAATAATACAATATATTTGGATTCAGACTTATTACCAACAGGTAATATCTCAAATTTGTATCAATATTTTGATAAAATAACACATTACCCATTAATCCAACAGGGAATATATGAATATCAAATTGCTTTTGGTAGGGGAAATCCATTTCATAATGGGGGATTTGATGAAACAAATATTTTGGAATACCCATTAATGAAAAAACATTTCATAAATATACAAAATAGAAAACCTTATTCTGTCGCTTCAGTAATGTTATATAACCAAAATTGCATTCAATTCATTAGAGAATATAATTGGTTAAATAATTTAGCATTTGATATGACAAGAGATGAAATTGAATATTTTTACCCTTTTTGTGATGAAACATCAGTCAATACATTACTTTGGAAATACCAATATAATGATAGATTACCTCTGATGCAAATGAATATTAGTAAAATTGAAAATGTACTCGAATATTTTGAATCAAATTATAATGAAGAACTTGAAGTAGAACCGTTTGTCTTCGTACCAAAAAATTCTGAAAGAAAAAGATTCATATTTTTTCATGGCATCAAAGGTAAAATGTCTGATGATACATTCATGTTCCAACAAAATATGTTTAAATATAGATTGGATAATAACGAAAATAAGATGTACATTTCTTCCAATGTAAATTTTAGTAGAGATCTTGAAATTAATATTTTTGACAACGATCAAAAAACATATTCATTGATAACAACAATTAATAAAGGAATAGAGTATTGGATATCAACATCTAAACAATTTTTAGATTATAAAAAGTTAATTGTTAAAATATACGACGACGGAAAACTAATTTTTAAAATATGAAATATCTAACAAACTTCAGAATCATTAGATTCGAATACCCATTTCCAACTGAGGAACTAACTGTGAGAATTTGGGATAAGATGGATGAAACTGAAACAAAATGGGCAATCCAATTGACCTTGAAAGGAATTAACGACACTGGTGATTCACCTATGGGATCTTGGGATATATTTTTCTTGGATGATAAATTACAAGAAAAAATTGAAGAGGTATTGAAAAAATACGACGTACCTTATAAGACTGATGATCACGGAAATAAATTACTTGATGATCTTGAATACTTCTCAAAAGAATTTTTAGAGAAATTAGATTCATACTTAGGTGAGAATTTGACTATTGATGATATTTTAGATAGAATTTTAGAAGTTGGCTATGAAAACATAACTGTTTTTGAAAAATACTATTTAGGAAACAACATAGAGATAAAAGAAAAAAAATGAAAAAACTATTTTTAATTTTAACCACAGCAATTGTGGTATCTTCTTGTGATGGAGGGAGCGGTAACTACAAATATGTGATTTATGACAATCGAGGAATGGTATATGAATGTAATTTCTATAACAAAAATGAAGATGGGTGTGTTATGTTTAATGATAGACCTGGTAAAGACAACACACCTGGTACACCAACAATTTTATGTGGGAATTATACAATTCAAAAAATGAAATGAAAAATCCATCAGGAAATAAATTAGAGAAACTTGTCTTTGGGATGTTTGACCAAATGGTTGAAGGTGCCGACAAGTATGTGACAAAACAAGGATCAACTTGGTTGATCTTCACCGAAAGTAGAAAATGGGTGATTGAGTTCACAAAAGATAAAACCTTATGGTTCAACTATAATGTATTTCAAAATGAGTTGGATCTGATCGGTAAGGACTGCACCGAAGAAAGAGATTTGATTAAGAACTGGTTTGAATCAAGATTTTTGAATAAACCAAAGATTGATGAAACTTTGGACAATGCTGCTAATATGATTCATCATATTGAAGACACCATTCAAAATGGGGTGAAAGAGGCCCATCATGTTGATGTTATGAAGTTTTTTGATAAAAAAATGGAAAATACAATTCAAAATGGGGTGAAGAACACCTACCACTTTCAAACTGAGATTCCTAACCAGGTTGAAGACGTCATTCAAGAGGGGGTGAAACGCACTTTTGACATGGAATTCCGAAACCAGTTAAGTGTTGAAGACACCATTCAAGAGGGAGTGAAGGACACCCTAAAAATATCAAACAAGCGTTCAAAGTCAGTTGAAGACACCATTCAAAATGGGGTGAAAGAAACAACACCTAGTGGTTATTTGGGTTCAATAGAGATGAAAGGGAAAATAGTTCATCAAATTGAATCTCCAAAACAAAATAATGAGGTTGAAGACACTATTCAAAATGGGGTAAGACACACCAAATCTTACAACTATACCCGCAAGCGTTTCGTTGAAGACACCATACAAAATGGTGTTAAAGAAACCAAAGAGGATAGACTTTTTCGTACCATACATGTTATGAATACAATTAAAAATGGAGTGAAAGAAACTAAAGAAAGTATGTTGGAAAGTTTGGAACAAATGGACCACCAGGTTACTAATAGTGAGATTACAGAAAACATTAACGACGCAATTGAAAATGGTGTTAAAGAAACTAAAGAAATTTCAAATATTAACTTAATGTCTGAAATTTTTAAGGTTAATGCGAAACAAGCAATAAGAGATGGTGTTAAAGAACTTAAAGTATGGAAATCCAATAGATGTGAAGAACACGGTTATTTTGAATTTGTTGATGGGATTCCAACATACACACCTATGATTCAAGTTAAGGATGTACTTGAAAATGGTGTTAAAGAAATACAACCACTACCAGCACAAGATGGTAATAGAGATTGGGGTTTATATTATCACAGACAAGAAGATAGAACAAAACCACATACAGAATATGTGAAAGAAGTTATTGAGGATTCTTACAATCATATGGGTAGAGTTGAAGGTGTAATTAGAAATACAAATAAAGATGGGATTTGATAAGAAGATATTAGATTTGAGTAGAACGATCTATCAAACATCTGTAATGGTTCACGGAACAAAACAGAACCCGTCAGAACAGATTGATAAGATCAGAGCGATGATCCGTGAGTTCATCAGGACAGAAGTTGTTCCTTATGAGTTGACAAATCAAGAAAAATTGACTTTTATTTTAAAAAACGAATCGATGATCTGTGATGCGATTGGTAAAGGACACAAGGCAAGTAACGGAGATGAGTTCCAACCTGTCAGAGATAAAATAAAAAAATACAGAATTGAATTAGGAATTATTAAAGATGGAAAATAATATTGAACAAAGTGCTGTAGACTGGTTAGTTGAGCAGTACAAGAAAGTTGGTGGGATTTCTATTAGTATGGCAGAAAAAGCCAAACAAATGGAGAACGAAAAATTGGAATCCCTCAAAGATTTTGAAACTTGGAAAGAATGGAAAAACAAATAATATGGGAAAATTATCAATTTTAACACGACTCCGACTATGGATCGGATCAATAGGATGGAGAATGTTTATTTGGGGTGCTGATACAACAGAAGAAAAATATTGGGATGACATCTATGAATTAGAAAAAATGCGTAGAGAACAAAAAGAAGAGGAAGAATAACATGAATAAGTTAGATAAACAATACCAAGATTTACTCCAAACTATTTTAGATTACGGAGTTGAAAAGAAAGACCGAACAGGTACAGGAACCAAAAGTATTTTTGGTTATACCATTCGTCATAACATGAAAGATGGGTTCCCATTACTTACAACCAAGAAGATGGCTTGGAAAACTATGGTGACCGAGTTATTATGGTTCCTTCGTGGTGATACAAACATTAAGTTCCTTGTTGATAATGGTTGTCATATTTGGGATGGTGATGCGTACAAGAATTACTGTACCGCTTATAAAGATGGTCACGAATTTTATGAGGATGAACAAGTAAAGCGTTCTTTTACTCAAGAAGAATTCATCAACAAAATCAAAACAGATGATGAGTTTGCTAAAAAGTGGGGTGAATTAGGTCCCGTGTATGGTAAGCAATGGAGAAGTTGGGGTAGTAATATAATAGATGAGTTGGGTAATGTTTATACCAATGAAGTTGATTACGATATTCAAAATGGAAAATTACCATATGGTTCTTCCAATAGAAAATTTGTTATTGATGAAATTAAAAAATTAAACCCGTCAATAGACCAAATCCAAAACCTAATCCGTGACCTTAAAACAAATCCAGACTCAAGACGATTAATGGTTTCAGCTTGGAATGTTGGAGAATTAGACCAAATGGTACTTCCACCTTGCCATTATGGATTTCAAGTTTATACAAGAGAGTTGAGTTCACAGGAACGCAAGGACATTTACGATAAGTCAAACCACGCGAAAGATATCTTTCCAACCGATGAAAATGGATGGAATAACTTATTTGATGGATTTAATATTCCAACCAGAGCAATCTCTTTAATGTATAACGCTAGAAGCCAAGATGTTCCACTTGGAACACCATTTAATTTGGCATCTTATGGATTACTTCTAACAATATTAGCAAAGGAGGTTAATATGGTTCCTGATGAGTTAATTTCAAATATGGGTGATTGTCACATATACCTTAATCAGATTGATGGTGTAAAAGAACAATTAACAAGAGAACCATTTGAGTTGCCAACCCTTAATCCATTCCCAACTTATGAAGGGTCAAGACCATCTATAGAATCTTATGTTATTGGTGATTTCACACTTAAAAACTACCAATCACACCCGACTATCAAAATGCCGCTTTCTAACTAGTTTTTTTAGGACTACCCTTTAACTTTTTAACTTTTGTAGATATTTATATTAAAAGGTAGTCCTATGATTGGAATTTATAGAATAAAAAATTTGAAAAACAAAAAGTGTTATTATGGTTCTTCTAAAAATATAGAAAAAAGATGGAGAACACATTCAAACAACTTAAAAAACGGAAAACATCATAATATCCACTTACAAAGGTCTTGGGATAAGTATGGTGAGGATAATTTTGTGTTTGAGTTGGTTGAGGAGTGTAATGAAACTATATTACTTGAGTTAGAACAAAAATACTTGGATTTAAACCCTGAGTTCAATATAGGGATTAAATCAAGTGGAGGAGATAATCTTACAAAAAACCCAAATAAAGAAGACATTGTTCGTAAAATGACTCAATCAGTTAAAAAAAGATATGAATTAATGTCTGAAGATGAAAGAAAAGAAAAACATTCCCAACCGATGGATAAAAATCCAAATTGGAAAGGTGGTACAAGTTTTAAATATTGTGAATGCGGTGTAAAAATATTACCAACCAACAATATTTGTATAAATTGTAGAGATAAGAGTGGTGATAAAAATCCATTTTTTGGAAAACAACATACAGAAGAGACAAAACGAAAATTAAGTGAATTTAGAAAAGGAACTTATAATGGAGAACAAAATATACCTATAATAATTGATGATATTGAATATAGGTCTGCCGGTGAAGCGTCTAAATTACTTAACATACCTATGGTAACTATTAGATGGAGAGTTAAAAGTAAAAACAAAAAGTTTGACAATTACAGATATAAAAATTAAAATTAAAAAAATGAAAATTGATAAAATAAAACTTGACCACAATAATCGAATGATTAGAATTGGTTTTGGAAAACACGATGGTAATTGGTTTTTCAGAATTGATTTATGGTATAAAGGATATAGAATAAAAAAATAATATGATGACAAAAGTATATTCAGCATTCCCCGGTGTAGGGAAGACAACCTATTTCAACACAACAGATAGAAATGTGTTGGACAGTGATAGTTCAAAGTTTGATAAGAAAAATTTTCCTGACAACTACATTGATCATATTGAAAGAAACATTCAGGATCCAAAAATAGATAAGATCTTAGTATCATCACATAAAGATGTGAGAGACGCACTTCTTAAAAAAGGAATCCCATTTGTGTTGGTTTACCCAAACAGAGACATTAAAGATGAATACATCCAACGATACAAAGACAGAGGTAATAACGATGCGTTTGTTGACTTGTTGGAAAAAAATTGGGATAATTGGATGGACGAGATGGACCAAATGGAAGCACCACAAGGTCAAACATTATACAAAGTTAAATTAGGTCCAGGTCAGTATTTAGCTGACGTAATTGATTAAATTATGAGAACAATTAAAATCAGATTTGTAAAAACTAAAAATGCTAATTACCACCTCCAAAGAAAAGGATGGTTTGGTAGATGGAAAGATATTGGTTATAGTGTTGATATGGGATATGG